GCTCCGACCAGAGTTTATGGAATGGGTTGCGCCCACCTTCCCTTAATTAAAAGGGACTCTGCCTCCATCAATGCCACTACCCTGGTACGACCCACCCGGCCCAGTAACGTTCCTGGGTCCTGGTGAGCCCAATATCTTTGAGAATGTCAACGCAACCAGTTTTGCGAATGGCATCCTCATACCTGACTTGATCAACAGGCGATATCCCGGTGAGCTGGTAGTAGCCCTCACGAACCGCGATAGAAGGAGCAAACCGCGGCAAAACAAATTTCCCAAGTTGTGGATGATATCCATCTTCTTTAAAAATAGGCGTGATGGACCCTGTAGTGGAGAGCGCAGTATGGGCAATAACAGCCACAATAGGACACTGCGGACTCTCTGCGAGGGCAGACATTGCTTTCGCTTTCAGCAACTGCCGCCTCCTCGCCGGAGAAGCCCCACTCTCATGAAGGGTCCAGCCAAATTTGCAAAGAAAGGGAACAAGCTCACGGACGTTCTGACCATCCACGACATTCATGCCACAAAAGGCAACACCCTTCTTACCAAACCCTGGCTTAACAACACGCTCAAGTTTAATCGTAAACCCCGCATTCTTCCAATCGAGGATTGAAAGATTCGACCCAATTGGACAAGCGATGACTCCATCATCACCCTCAACCTTCAGTTGATACAGCGAGGAATCGATTTTCCTGACCTCCTCAATGATATACATTCCAATAAACAGGTTGGTCAACCCGTTACCCAGCGACGTACACATGTCACCCGACATGCGTCGAGCCTTAGTTGAAATGGAAAGCCCGCAACAATACGTACACTTATTAACACCCATTAAAGAGGCACAGATGGTATCAGCCATCATTGGGAAACGCTGAAGGAAAAATTGGTAGACTTCACACTCAACAGCCTCCATTATCGGCGCAGTCATATGAGACTCAAAGGCCGTGTAGTCGGTAATATAATACTCCCGACCCACACGCTCCATCTCAGCCAATAAGGCAGGCCTGTCAACAACAGGCACATGCTTGACAAAATGATGGTCGGCAAACACCGCCGCCTCAATGTCTTTGAAGGCAGGTCCAGAATACACCTTAAATGCATCCGACCTGGAGTTAATTGTCCGCGCGTGTTTTAGCTCCGGAACATACGGCTCGGCCTTAACGAAGGATTTGATCTTACTCCTATCACGCTTAGAAGGAGGACCCCCGTTTAATCTACGCCAAGCCCGCCGGTACTCATTGAGACGAGCTATTGGAAGATTGCTGGCACAGCAAAAGCACACGCCACAACCACCGCCACAAACTTGATCCTCACCAGAGTGACAGTCAAACTGTCTAATCTCGGCGAGGGGCTTCCAATACTCCTCACACTTACGTCGGACAAATTGTCTTACCAAACCCAAGTCCAAACAGGGCTTGGGAACCTTCCGAATGAAGCGCTTTTTCGCGCCAGCCAGTACTGTGCGCCAATCGTTACCATCACAGTGCATGGGCGCCATCCCGTCGACAACAAAACGTCGATCAAGGGTAGTGAAAATGGAGGTCCGCTTCAAGGCCTTAACATGTTTCACATTAACAACACAGGCCTTCTCAACGTCGACTTCACTAGGAGCGACGAGGGGCCCGTGTTCGGCCGACCACTCAGACTCGCGCGCACCAAGCGTCGCAAGGAGTGGTCGACCGGAGGCATCTACCCGCGGTAGGAGTGGGACTCCCACAAGTCCCACCCCAGCCGCGTCGACACAAAATCCCGGTGCCGGCACAAAAGCCGAGCGGCCTGGATAGTGCCAATAACAATCTGCGCCTTCTTATTCTGCGGGATATTCATCTCACCACACTGTATAAACAGCCTGGGGATATAATCAACCACATCCGACTCAGCCAAACAAGGCCGCTGAGAAAAGGCACAAGCCAAAATATGCGTGCAAAATTCAAAACTGCCAACGCACGGTGGGGCTGGCAAGGCACGCCACACTATGACGAAAACGGCCCCACTGATCCACAGCCCCAAAATAAAGGCATTGCCACTAAGCAATCGCCAAATGGAGCTCAAATACAACATAATTCCAGTGTGGGAAACCACAATCACCGGAGGACGCTCACAACATTGCTGGAATAGGGAGTTCAGAGTCCGGTCAGACCAATGATCCGGAAAATAAAAGAGCCCTCTCCGCTGCCCAACAGAACAGGCGACGGAGATATTAGAGCAGCTACGACCAACCCAATAGGTTGTCGGGACCGCAGCTAACATGGTATACACTCCAACCACAAGCGTCAATCCAATCAAAATGGATAACGCAAGGAGCCTCTTATTAACACTTGGAATTCCACTCTCACCAAAAGAAATGCGCCCAATTTGCACGCGCGCAGGATTGAGCTTACAGACACGGTCGATTATCAAACGATCGTCGCCCCGCGGCTGCAAACACGTCACAGAAAACTGAACTGGCATATTCTTTTCCTCAGCAATACCTTCCATCACCTGTGCCACAAGATCCCCATGGTCCACACCAGTAAGATCATTTGGCACATCCTGCCCAACACCAACAGGGGCAATAGCCGCCACAGGCGCTGGCTCGACAGGGGGAACAACCACGCCGGGCAGCGCGCCAACAAGCGGCGGCTGAGCAGGACCAGAAGACGACGCCGAACTAAAGGCGGAATACTCATCACCTTGAGCGGCGGGAGACCTGTTGTGGCACATGCGGGGATGACCGCAGCGACACAAAACGAGTTCATTGAGAGCCTTCTGAGAAGGCGACCCATTATGAAACTCGCACAACAGCTTGTGAGGCGTCTTAAGACCAGCAGGCACAAAATCGCCACAACACAATCCGAGATCGAAATGGCAACACCCACAGTGCAAATGATTGCGCCTGTTAATGTCTGCCAAGCTGACCACGCGCGGCCCCGGGTTAGGCTCAATGCCAGCCTTAACGAGGGCAGCTATAATTTCAGCCTTGCTGCACTTCCTAGAACAGATAGTGCACCACGCCACGCGCTTACGCCCAAACACGACCACGATATTGTCATCCCGCGGAACAACCCCCCTTTGAACACTATAGACATGGTTGGCAATAAGTTTAAGGGAAGCAAGACGCTGTTTACTTATTCCAGCCAAGACACACTCGTC